ATTGCCACAAATACAATCTTTGCTCTCATCTGTACCTCTTTCTGTCCGTATAGCCGATAACACAGCTTTGTGTGTTAGTTCATAAAGTATGTGCAACAATCATTTAAGATATAAAATACTATGTTATCAATATGTTCATTTTTACTGTAACACATATCAAAGCCAGTGCTGTGTTCATATATATCTCTTGCTATATCTCTTATACTTTCCTCTGTCTGCTCAATATCCCAGTCGCACATATCATTTAATAAGTGGCTGTATTCCTCATTGTTTCCTCTCGTGTACCAGTCGTTATTGATGCAAGTCTTTCTTACCTTTGTCATATCTGTTTTAATTGTAATCATAATATCAATCTCCTTTGTTAATATTTGGTATTTTCTGTTCACAATGTCATTATACTACGGTCACACCGTAAAGTCAATAAAAGTTATCCACAAGTTATCCACAAGTTATCAAAATAAAAAAGAGTGCCTATAAAAACACTCTCTCTATTCTTTGCCTTGTCGGAATTATAGATGTATAATGCTTGCAATGTACCATAATGGCTTCATATTTGCCACCATATAGCCCTTTTTATTGCTTAGGTATATAAATGTATACCTTTTACTTTAAATCGTATAATTTGAGCCTATTTCTGTCTTTTCTCAGCACGTCTGAATTATCTGAAACAAGATTGTTGTACTCATTAGTCCACTGTCTGCGCTTCTCTGCGTACTTTGCTATGTTATCCGCATCAATACAGCCATTCTCAAGCCTCTTGTATTTCCTTATATTCCTCTCGCATTCTCTCTGCCTCTGCTCAAGGTTGTATCTGCGTGTCATTTCTTCAACCTTTTCCTTAGTAGGCTCTTTTGGTGGCTGATTTATGCCGTCATAGTAAGTTGATAGTCCATTCTTGCAGTTAGGATGGAACATACCGCCCTTTACTGCTTCACTAAGAAGAGGATATCCGCTTTTTCTGCTTTCTTCCTTTGTCCCAGCTCCGTATACATCATCAATATACACCTTGCCTTGCCACTGGATGCACATAGGGCAAGCTGAATTGTGACTGCTTACTTTCACAGTATGTATGCCATATTCCTCACGCTTATTTGCACTACCCATAAGGTTGGCACGCTTATTAGCTGTCCTTAATGCCATTTCTGAATAGCTCGCAACATTTACCCTTGCACCATTCTTGTATTCAACACAGTTTATCCCGGTGCTCAGGAAGTCCTTAGTTGCCATATCCACAGCTTTCCACAAGGTACTCGCTCCACTGTTGTAGAACATCTGCGCCTTAAATATAGTTTGCCTATACACATCATTAGTCATACGCAATATTGCATTTTCTGCCTTGCTCATATCTTCTATCGTGGCTTTAATAAGTGCGTTTAATTTGTCCTTATTCAGCTTAAAAAAACCACCTTGCAGAGTATAATCGGTATTAGTATTAAAGCCATCTTTAATAGCTTTTAAAAGTTCTATTTCCTGCTCGCTCTCGCCCAGTTCATATGCCTGCTTTATAGCCTCTTCTATCTCGTCATTGATAGATGAATAGTACCCTTGCAGTTTATCAGCATTTTCAGCCTTGTACTGTGCCAGTCCGTTCAACATTTCAGCTTGCCACTGTGTCCAGTTTATTTCTTCTTGGATTTCCTTGCCTATGTGCCTTTTCATAGTCTTTCGCATAGACTTAATAAGTTCCATTTCTATATTTTGAAAAGCTCCTGCAATGTCATATTCACTAGCCACTTAATCATCTCCTTTATTGTATTAGGTCTATATTTACAGCAGGCTCTTGTACATCAACAATGCCCTGCTCTGCTTTAAGCCTTGCGACCTCTTCTTTTTTCCACTTGTCGTCTCTACTATCTCCGTACAGCTCGTCAATACTTGCCTCAATACTCATGATGCCTTGTGCTTTAGCCTTGCCTACTGTCTCTACTTGGCTCTCAAAAGATGGATTAGCATACTCTCCAAAGGTTACATCACATTCAAGCTCGTTAAGTGGCAACTTGTTAAGTGTCTGATAAGCATAGAATACGCTCTGTATAAGAACTGGCAACACTCTCTGCAATTCTGCAACAATAGTCTGTCTTGTGTATAGTGTAGATTTCTCTTTCTCTCTCTGCGCCTCTGCATTGTCCAGCTTCTTAGTGTCAATTCCTAACGTACTTGGCGATATAAGACCTTGCAAGCACAAGTCAAGGGCTGTAATGTATGTTGCTAAATAGCTGTCGTGCTGGATAGGTGCGCTCTCTGTGTTAATCTTTCCATCATTGTTCTCTGACATACTAGGTGCAAGCTTGATAAATCTGTTGTCAAATGCGTTTGGTTTTAAAAGCTCTCCTGTGTTTGGGTTTCGTGGTATAAGGTTCTCTGGGATATATGTCTTAGTTCTGCCTGCTCTTAAGGCATCGATCCACTGCGACCAAGTCTCGTCTACTGCATCAAAATTGTCTCTTTTAGCATCAAATACAGACTGCCCTCTGCCCTCAAACTTATCAGATGAGTAAAAGCTGATATACTCTGCAAGCATAAAGTCACCATCCCACTCGATATTGTTAAGCCCTGCGGTCTGCTCCAAAGTGTCAAGCTCAACATCCTTGTCAAAGCTGTTCTTAAGCTCATATCTTATATATCCCTTGCCATAATGCTCATAGAGTATATAAGTGTTAGCATCCTTGCTGTATGCTGTTTTAAAGATAATCTCTGTAATTCTGCCACGCTGTCTCTTTACCTTTATTCTGTCAGCCTCAAAAAACTCAATAATAGGCAACTGTGATATATCAGTATCAATGCTTATCTTAAATGCTCCGTCTCCTGTATATAGTGTCTTGCTAATAGCACTTTTTACAAGCACGTCAAAGGTGTTTTCCTTTGCAATGTCACGCCACAAGCTATTATCAGCTTCACTTGTAAATTTTACATCCTGCAAATCATCAGCAACTATGCTAGATAACAGATTTACCATTATTTTAGGCAAGCCTGTATGGATTTTTCTAATCTCAATGCCTGCTGTTGGCACACTGCCCCAAAATCCGTACTGATTATCGTCTAACTGTTTGTATAACTGGCTCAACTCATAGCTCTCGCCCCTGTACCATATCTTATTAACTGCAACATTGCTGTCAAAGTCTAAAAGCTCATTGATGTTAAAGCTCTGACCATTGGCTGTGTAAATCTTTAAAAAGCTCCTCATTTTACTAGCTATACTTTCTTTTACTCTTTCAAACATCTGTAAACCTCTCTTTCTATTAATCATCAAAGTGCATAACTTTAATTCCATACTCTAAAGCACAAGTATGTTCAATTTTACAACCTCTATACTTATTCCAATCACTTGCAAAATATGCAATATCTGCTGTAGATAATAACTCAAGTGACTTTCCTAAAAACCATAAAGGCTTTGCGTCATGTGGTGCATTTTCAAAAAAGCTATCAATTACTTCTACTTCTCCGAATTTATTTGTTACAGCTTCAATAATTTTTTCTCTTTCTGTCTTAATTTCCTCATTTGTTTTGTCTTTCATTGGTTGACTAATAAATAACTTCATAATTTTACCTCTCTTTCTTGTTGCTTTGTAATTAGTTGTTTTTTTAACGCATCCGTGCGTTAATCGTGTGTTTTCGTGCGTTTAATCATTATAAGCATCTTTTATTACTTCTGCTATTGCCTTAATATCGCCTATCGTTTTCTTAAATGGCAACCACGCATATTGTGTTGCATTAATATTATGATCATGTCCATCTTCTGGTTGGTTCTTCTCATCATAGCTGTATGTGTTAAGCTCTCCCACATAGTCTTTGCAATCTTCCCCAACAATAAGAAAATCGCCTGTCTGCATCCATGACTGCTGCAACTGTATTCTTGTTATAATCTTGGTTTTCTTCCAAGCTCCTGTAAAGTCATATATACAGCCTTTTTTTATCTTGTACTTTTGAGCCTCGCTTATAGTTCCTGCATCTGCACTATCAATATAAACAGTCCTTGCAAATCCGTATTCTTCCTTTACACGCTCTGCAAAGGTATTTATCATAGGTATTACATCAGATGGTGCAAAAGGCTGTGTATTGTCCTTGTTGTTAAAGCTCTCATTCCTTAACACAATACATTTACGCTCTTTGGTTATTCCTATTGCAACAAAGGACAGCTTGTCATGTGTAAGTTTTGAGTATGATGTATCTACTCCAATGCTATAGTATACATATTTTTGCTTTTTCGCCCATTCCCTTGTAACAATATGCTCTGGCTGTAAGTTAAATATAAGTCCTGTTGCCCTGCCTCGCAAGCCTAAAATCTTGTTTTTATACAGCTTTGTGCCAATAGGTGCAGAGTTTTTCTTTCTTTCAATTTCCGCTTCTGTAAGCCCTAGATTATCATTAAATGTAAAAAACCAATATACCCAGCTTTTGTTCTCTGGCTCTTTTAGATCTGCCATAATCTCTTGTGGTACATCTGCTTTGTATTTCTCTCTAGGTCTTGCACGATTGATAAATTCTTTGTATACTTCCAGATCTGGATTATCTGGATTAAGCGTAAACATCATGTATTCATTTCTTGTTGATATTTCTCTGACAAATTCTATATTTGCAGTATTTACCTCATCAATGAACACGCAACCATACTGACCGCCTAAAGCATTCTTCCAATTATCAGAGTTATCATATCCCATTACAAGTATGATTTTCCCCTCAAACTTGATATGTGGAAACTTATAGTCCTTGTCACCATTACCAAAGTATTTAGCATTTTTGTGGATTTCTAAGATACCATTGTCCTGCTGTATGATGTTCTTCTCAACAACGCCAGTGGTTCTTCCAGCTATGATGTGCAGTTTCTTACTGGATGCCGATACTCTAAGCATAAACTTAACACCTGCACCTATAGTGGTCTTGCCAGAGGCTGTCGTACCTTCTAGGAAATCAGCGTTACTGTTCATATCTCGACAGAAATCAATGTACTTTTGCGATAATCTAAAGGACATTAAACCATCCCCTCTCTTATGCCCCAAATTGCATATGATTTATGCATAATGCTTTATATAATTCCTTTTCAAGTTCGTCCTTATAAGTAAACGGACTTAAAGGACTTTCTATTCGTTCTCTTAATAATGGCATTGCCACATCTTGCATTGCAGACTGTATTGCACTTGCAATATTTTGTTCTGGCAACTCTGCCAACGCACATAGCTCCATTTTCTTATGGTCGCAAGTATCAACCTTTGGACACGATTTGCATTTTTCTGATAATTTGCTCAAACTGTAACCACACATACTATTCCCCCTTTACTCTTGGTAGATACTGCAATCCGTCAATAGCCATATTCAAAGCATTGTATTTTTCTTTCCTCAATGGATCATCATACTTATCTGTGTCTTTGCGTACGCAATTATCACGCATTTTCAAAAGCAACCTTGTAGCCTCTGTGATTTCTTCATCTGTATATGCTCTTGTCATTGTAACCATAACTATTCCCCCTTTAACTGTATCAGTATAATCTTTTCCTGTATCAGTATAATATGGACAAGATTTATCATTACAAGCATTGCACATTTCAAATATTGCTACGCCTAATTCTTCTTGTTTTGTGTAACACATATCATACTTATATCTTTCCTTAATTTTGTCTATAATGCACTTAATCTTATTTATCATAAGCACTATTCTCCCTTTAACTGTTCCAAAATATCCGCAAACTTGCTGTTTTCATCTGCATTGATATTAAGGTTGTCCGCTGGCTTTTCTCCAATATAATCAGCAATAACCCTAAGTGCGTTTGCATCACCTTTTTTAATACCTGTGCTGATAACAGAATATGCAAGGGCTGTACGATAATCAAGCTCGCTTATTCCTGTTTGAGCTTGCATTTTCTTAGCCATTGCATCTGGTATCTTTGCATTAAGTATCAATTCTTTTACGTTATCTTTTCTAGGAGCAGCCATAGAATTCCCTTCCATCTTTTGAATTAATGATTTGTTCTAGTTTGAATTATTATAATCTTTTTTTA